TTCCGTTTTTTTGGAATCAACATATTTAAGTCTGTTACCATCTTTACTTAATATACCTTTTTTCTCAAACAAGTCAACAAGTCCTGAGTAAGGATTCATTCCTGTTTCATATGGAATTTTGACTTGCACACCTTCAAACGGTTTGTTGAATCTTGTCTTCATTACTTTACAAGCCGCTCTTATGCCTTTTACATCAGTTGTTTTGTTGCCATCTTCATCTTCTTTTAATTTTAATTTACGCATAGCAACCACAATACTTGATGCATAGATAAATCCTTGTCCACCTGATATCTTATCATCTGGATCGAACATATCTTGCGATGCGTATGTGTGGTTTGTTGCAACAAGTCCTACGTTGTGACTACCAAACATATTCACACAGTTTCTTACAAGTGCCGTAAGTGCCTTAGGTTTTCTACCCATGTCACCTTTCATATCACCTTTTCCAAACTGATCAACATCTGTTGGAGTCAACAACATACCCAAAGAATCTATTACAAATAATACTTTTGGTCTATCGTCTTCGCTCATTGCTCTATAATCTGCCATAAATGTTGATACAGTTTTTGCAACATCATCAATCATTGACATATTAAGTTTTAATAATTTTTTCTCATCTGTGTCTACGCCCAATGCGTGTAACCATCCCTCATCTAATGCGTTTTCTGAATCTATTAGTACAACAAATATACCTTGATCCTGTGCCGCTTTCACAATGTTACCTGCACAGATATAAGATTTACCTGAACCAGACTCGCCTGCAAACACAGTCACTTTGCCTAGAGGTATACCTTTATTGAAGTCTCCACTCACTAGATAGTTGAGTGCATAATTTCCTGTTGAAATCCAATCTGTTGGATCATGAAATCCAGAACTCATACCAGTAATGGACTTTGTTAGTGTCTTTCTAAATTTACTTACGTCGAATGCCTTTACCATTTTATTTTCCCTTTGTTAGGGGATCCTGCGAACAGGACCCCCAATGTGCTTTACTTTTGTTGTCGTGCTCTAATCATCGCCAAGATGTCTTCAGCCTTACTTCCTGATTTATCATCAGTTGTAGACGCAGTCGTCTCTGCTGGTTTAGATTCAGCAACTGGTGTTGATTTCACTTCCGGAGCAGGAGTTTCTGCTTTCGGAGTTACTGGATCACCTGTTCTTGCACTAATACCTGCTGGTCTGAAGTACGAACCAAATTTTTCTTGGTCGTATGCTTCGCCATCAACAGATGCATCAAACATTTCCTTGATTACTTTAACGTCAACTTCTGAAGGTTGTTTAGGAAGGAAACCACTTAGGTCAAATAGACCATTAGTTTCAATCGCTTTATTCTCTTCTTCTGATAACGGTCTTGATTTTCTAGACCAAGTAGATGTTGAGTAGTCTGCGTATCCGCCTTTACTTGTTTTGATTATTCTGAAGTCTACACCATTTGTAGAATCAGTTGGAAGATCTTCCATATCTGGATCCATCAATGCTCCTTTAATTATTTGGAATATTTGTGGACCAATAATAAATCTTCTTACTGGATTCTCTGGAGTATTTTCTTCGTTTAGTGGATCATCTTTTACAAAACCTTGGAAGATGTAACTTCTTTTCTTCCAATATTTTCTTCCCATGTCCTCTAACTTAGGATCTTTGAACCAACCTCTGACTTCAGATAGTATTGGACAAGTCTGTCCATACATTTCCATACATGGTACCTGAACTTGTACTGGTCTTGAATCCGTGTCACCTTTTATACCCGCGAAAGGTAGTTTGATCATCAAACGTTCTTTCCAGAAAAAAGTGTTGTTTTTATCGCCATCTGGCAGGAATCGTACAGTTGCCTGCTCTCCCTCTTTTAGATTCCAGAATGGATAAATGGCGTTGTCTCCGCCTGTTCTTGAAGAGCCACCTGATTTAACTTCTTGATCTTTCAGTTTCGCTCTTATTTCCGCTAGTGTTGCCATAATGTTTAGCCTCCTATATTGCCTTTTATTATTATGTGCCTTATTGTTAATATAGCACAGACAAGCATACTTGTCAATATATACTAACAAAACTATTTAGTCAATCGGAAATGGTAAGATTAATTACTTGACGCCTGCCAATTTTTTGATTTTTTCTATTTCTTGGTCGTTGCCGGCTGTCATCTTGTGGATAGTCTCCTGTGCAGAGCCTATTAAATCTTCTCCAAACTTTTTCTCAACAGCAGTCAAGATTGCAGTTTCACCTTTTGGAAATTTATTTGATGTGTAGTCAAAGAAACTTTTGATAAATTCTTCAACCATTTCTGGTGTGGCATTTGGTACTTCTGGTTTTGATTCTTCGTCTTTTTCAAACTTGCTTCTTAAATGATCAAGATGTGTTTGGAAGTCATCTGATTTTAAATATGCTTCAAAACTTCCATATTCTTCTTTTTCTTCCTTAGACATATTGTCCCATTGGTCCTGTGCTATCTCTTTTGATTCATCACCGTGCTGTGGATTACCATCTGGATCTGCCATTGCTTCTTTTTCTTTTGAACCATATCTTAATTCATCAAAATTTGCGTGTAAATATTTCATTGCCGCGTTGGCTTTATCAAATTTTTGTACAGACTTACCATCTTTGTCTAATACATCATACACCATTTTGCCATCGTCACCTTTGTACATTGACACATAAGGTTTGATATCTTCAAATGTAATTGGAGCATTTTCTTTCTTCATGTCTCCTGTGTTTAATCTTGATGCCAGTTGTGGATCTTTTGACATAACATAATCCATAATCATCGGACGCATACAAAGATCACTGTTTTCTTCTGCCGCTTTTTCTATTGCGTTGTTAAATTCTTCATCGTCTATGATTCCTTGAATACTTTCAATACCATTTGTCCCATTCACTCCAACAGGAAAATGTTTCTGCATCATTTGATTTAATTTTTCTACTGCTTCTTTTTGTTCTTCTGGATCTTGAGAAAATAAAGCGTTACCTTCGTCTACTATTTGTTCCATTGCGTCTTCAAAATCATCAAATACTTGTCCTATAGTTTCAATCATTCCACCTAAAACTTTTTCTACTTCTTCTTTTCCTGCATCTGTGTGAATCACTATACCGTTATATCTATCTTCCCTTGGCTCCACATCTGCATTAATACCTGCCTTTTGTAAAAGTTCTTTCACTTGTTCAGCATCTTTTTCTGAAACTGGATCTTCAGGTGAAAAATCGCCAGCAATATCATATTCATATTTTCTTGCTTCTGTGCCACCTTGATAACCATGTGCTTCAAATGATTCCGGATCTAAGTCTTGTACTGCTGTTTTTTCTGTTACTAATTTGTAGATGTAAGGAAATACATCTTGTAATTCTTCTTTGAAAGTTTTTATTGTTAATTCATCAATCCAGTTTTTCTTAATATCTTCTGGAACTTCTATTGAATCTGACTCTTTAAAATTTTCTAAAGTCTCTTTGTAGTTTGATGATCTTTGTAATTTTAAGCATTCTACTTTAATTGAATCTATTCTCTCATCAACTATACCTTGATATTCTTTTAAACCTTCTGCCATTACGTTCGAACGGTTGATGTAAGTTTTAAAAGATTTTAGTTTGCTTAATTCTTCACTTAAACCTGTTATGTGTTTTCCAAATGAGTCATATGGTTTTCCACCTTCACTTACGTGACGTGCCATCGCTCTTGCACCATTTAAATGTTTAATTGGATACTTGAATCTTTCACCTTCTGGAGATTCAATGAAAATTGATTCTATTTTGTGTGTGCGTCCACCTGCTACTGATTGGTCAACTGGTGCTGAATGTTTTATGACAAGTCTCGCTTCTCCTATTGATTGGAAACTTGTTTTAGTTGTTCCAAATAAGTTTGATTCACTCATTGTATCTACCTCTTTCCCTTGACCTAAAAACTCATAGTCTCTTTTTTCAAGATTGCTTTTTGTGATATCCCTTGTATCAAATGAAAGCACTCTTGCTTTCGCGAATTGACCCATTTCTTTTAGAAAGTTATACCAACTTGTTTTAACACCGTCATCTGCGCCTTCAACAAAGTCCTTATTATGCAGTACAACCAAGCCGTCTTCTTCGCTTATACTAATACTTACCTTTCCTAGCACGTTTCCGCCTTCTTTAAATTCGAAGTCAAAAAACCTTGCATCCTCTGGTTTATTGGTAATTTTACCCGTTGAATCACCTATGGTGACACCAGGGAATCGTCCTCTGATCTTGTTAAAAAGGTCTTTTCCTATTGCTTGTAAGTTCATATTTTATATTTATCACTAACTGCTACTAATGAAAAGGGGTAGTGGATACACTCTATCGGCTGTATCCTCGTCTGCCTGACTGAATGACGTGTATACTTTAGGATCCCAATCCTTTAAAACAGTGATTATACGCATGGCAAGAAGCATAGAACTTACTAGGTCGTCAGTTTCTCCGGTTTTAGCCTTGTATGATGATCCTGATGCTACAAATGCCTTTAATTCAGTAATGAATGGTTTACTATGAATTTTAAGTTTACCTTTTTCTACCATAGACTTCAATCTAGCACAGGCACTAATTTTAGTTCTGTGTGTTGTGTTGAATCCTTTTCTAAATTTTCTAATATGACCTTTTCTGATAGGTTCGCTAACAAACATTCCTGGTATGTTTTCTTCCCCAAAGTCGTTGATAACAAGCAGTGCTGATTCTCCTATTGTGTTGTTCTCTACACTCCAATAGATATTAGATCCTGTGCTCTGTGTTTCTTCTTTTATGTGGTTTATAATGTCCCTTAATATTCTTATTTGTTGTGGTATTGCTGTTGTGTTGTGTTTCCATTCTGCAACTTGTTCGAATGTAGGCAGTTCTAAAACCTGAATCGCGGCATTATCACCACCTGTTCCCATTGCAGGGTCCAAAGCGATCACATAAGTTTTTTGTGCATCCATTTTTTTGTACCAACGTGTTTGTCCCATGTTCACAATAGGTTGTGATCCTTCCAGGGTAGAAAGTACAATACTGTTTACTAATGTTTCGTCAAATACTAAAAACTCACAACCGTATTCACGTCTAAATCTTTCTTCACCTATACGACCAAGTTCTTCTTGTTTCCATTTTTCATCTCTATCAGGATGTTCGTCCCAAGAGGCAGTAAAACCATGGAAACCATTTTGTCCTAGTTCCTGCTCGTTGCCGTGTTCATCAAATTTGTTTTGACTTTCTCTCCATATTGTTGCAAACACATCTTCGTCTGAGTTTGGAGTTGATGTAATAATTGCACGTCCACCTGTTGCCAGTGTTGGTGAAATCGAAGTCCAAAATTCTTTTGCTATTCCTGGATTCACAAACGCAAACTCATCGCAGTATAGTAGAGATATAGACATACCTCTACCTGTATTACCTGTTGTGGTTGCACTAACAATACGTGATCCATTTTCAAATTCCATTGATCCTTTGTTGTAGTTTACCACACCTGCTCTAACATGATTTGGACAGAGTTCATATCCATAACGGATACGTTGCATGATTTCTTGTGCACCTGTGTATTTGTGTGCCGCAATTAATATTGTTTGATCTGGATGGAACATAGCAAACCATAATAGGTAACAAGCCGCAGTGGTTGTCTTACCACTTTGTCTGGGTAACATATTAACATTAAATCTATGATTGTGATAACTGTGTAATAAATTTTTTTGATATTCAAATGCTTTGAATAACATTTTGCCTTCAACAGGATGTTGTATATAGAAAAACTTTCTGGCAAAGTATTCAAAACCTGTTTTGGTATTTGAACACTCAACAAGGTCTTGTATCTGTTCTTCGGAAAACTTTTCCCTTGTGTGTGCTTTCTTCGTTAATACGCCATCTAAACTTTTATTACTCATATATTATACTTATGCTGTTGTAGGGTGGTGGAAAATATTTTGATTATGCGTTTTTCTTTGCCATCTTGTTGATGGTTGCGTACATATAAGCAGTGCCTTTTTCTTTTCCATAACGTTTAATAAAGTCTTTTTTGACATTTTTCTTGTCAAATTTCTTTTTGTAATGAGTGACTTTACGCTTTTCTGGCTTGGTAAGTGGACGTTCCGCTAGTCTTTTTTTTTGAAGTCTTCGTATGCTTTTTGTAATTCTTCTCTGATAGAATTAGTTTTTTCTTCTGTCTCAACAGCCATTGGATTGTCACCTGGATAATCTTTTCTGTACATTTTTTTTGGCTTGTTGATTCCGCCTGCGATGTCTTTCTGCATATAACCTGTGTCTTTGTATTCAGGTTTTGGCGTAGTGTTTGCTTTGCCAGGAACTTCTTCAGTTGCTGGAACTTCTTCTGCTTCTGGCTTAGGAACTTCAACTGGTGCTGGAGGAGTTACTCCTGCACTTTTAAAAATTTGTGCAATAGCATTCATATCTTCTGGTGTATCACCATATAACATAACTTGCGATGCTTCTTTAACGTGTATTCTTTTCACGTCTTCTT